TGAACGCTTCAAGAATCGCATCACGATTTTCGATTGCCCATTCCGCAAGGTCTTCCTGCTCAGAAGCTTCCACGAGCGCGGTCTTTGCCGCAATCGCTTTCTCTTCTTCATTCATACGTTTAACTGTAGGCCAACGGAAAGTCTCGAAAATACTGTCGGCGTGCTCAGCGACGAAACCGTAAGCTTTCTCATCAGCTTCCACGATTGCATCTAAAGCTTTGCGTAACTTGTTCTTTTCAGCTTTCGTCACTCTTCGGATGGTTCCAGTATCAAATGCGTTCTTGACTACTTCTTGGTTATCGATGAACCAATTACTGAGTTCTTCATTATTCTCAGTCAGAGTCATAAGTTCGGCTTTGATTTTAGGTCGACGCAGGTAGTCATTAGCTTCTGCTTTTGTGTCGAATACTTGGCCATCTGCGGTCATAATTACTTGCTTGAATTGTTGATCAGACATTTTTAAAAATCCTCTAAAATATTTTAAGTGGCACAGCCACGGTTAGTGTGTCACCAACACAGCGTACAACGGTATTGGGCTTCAATTTTTAAGAGTTAGTAGCCTTTCTCTGATAAGGGTTAATTTAACGGGTTCACCAAGTTCCCGTGAGTCCGGCAGAGCAGCCGCGTACGCTCCGCGATTTTCCGAGATTGCCGTTGATGCGGGCATCCGGCGAACGCCCGTGAGAGGCTCGGAGAGGCGGCGAGAGGTCACTTTCGGTGTCGCGACTCTCTCACTTTCGTGAGTCTCTCTTTGAACAATCGTCATACGCACATCAAGTGTCGCCGGAAGAGTCCTCGGCAGAGTGCTCTTTGGGTTCACCGTAATTATATTTCTTTTCCAAGCTGTTGTGGATGTCAACTCCGATTGCTCGCCACATCACTCTGGAAATCATCGGGTTTGACTCATCATCTAGCTTGGCCAGCTCGTCCACATCTTGCTCCACTTGCAGTTTACAGTAGAATCTTAAAGCCTCTATGACGAAACTCTGCGCCAAACCACCGCTCGCGTGGAAATTCATGATATCCGTAACGAATTCTATGTTAGTTCGTCTGTCCACCTTCTTATCGGATATCGCCGTCTCCACGTCCACGTTCTTCAAACCGCCACTGTAAAAATCCATGTCCGGCGGCGCATCGAAGAAAATTCCGTCCCAATCACTCCCGAACACTTTACGGGCTCTGTATCGCCCATCGGCCTCGTCTTCGCAGGCGAACATCGCCACGAAACTTTCAGTGAAGGTCTCTTCACCTATCTCGTGATAATGATCCATGCCGAATGTTACATATGCTATCATCGCTTAAGTCCTCTCTGCTTTATTAAATTGTCTTTAGTTTTCCAATTGGACACGTCGCGAAGCTCTTCTTCGATGTCTTTGACTTTCTGTGTATCCGTCAAAGCTTCATCGCGAATGATCAGCTTGACCACCTCGTGAAAGATCTCGTACATTTTCGTCACGGTCTTACGGCCGCCAAAGCGGCACCTAATAACTCATCCGCGTCGGGCTTGTCGTACCAATTGTGTATTTTGATAACCGCTGCAAGTCTCAAACCGCGACAGTGGTCTTTGTTGCTTATGTACACGAACCGTGCGCGATCCGAGAATTCAACGGAATCTGTGAAGCGAAGATACTGAGCCATGTTCAAAGCCATCACACCTATTTGCGCACTCATTCAAAGATCCTGTCGATTACCTTTCCCACGTACGTGGAGTTGATCTTGTTCGGATCCACATTTTTGAGAGCTGCTATCAATGCGTACATATACGCCATGTCCACTCCAGTCAGCTGCTCTCGCAAAAGAACTGGGTCGTTCAAGTCGAGCTCGCTTATTTGCCACATGATCTTCAATTGCTGACCTGCGGTTATTCTCCAGCCCCTTTCGATGAACTTCTTCATACGGAAAATACTGGCTATTGGATATAGAGAGCCTTTATAGATCAGCACTCTGGAAAGCATCGCCTCCATAGCCTCAGGGTCCAGTATCAACAAATCACTTCGGTTATCCTGACGACCGTGCTCATACCAACACATGGCGTGCGCGAAATCGAAATTGTCGTGGATTGTTTCAGGGTCACCGTAGAATCTGATGATGAGCTGAACGTCGCCGGTCAATGAAATGGCGTTTTGGGACATGAAAGAAACACGATACGGGGCGTCCTCTTTTGCAGTTCCCAAATCCTTAGCGATGTCCAAGTCTGAAGCCATGGATTCATCTGCAACGTAACCGTCGGAGGCTATCCACAGCGTCACCCTTTCCTCAACCTCGCCTCTGCAATTGGTCAAAGCCTCTTCTCTCACTTCTACCTTTCGATGGTGCATGTTGTCGCCGTTCCGCGCGTTGTGTTTATCTGCGTAATAGTTAGCGACGGCCTTTGTAACTTCTTTGGTCCTGAAATAGATGTCATAGTCGTTGATTTTCTCACCCAACAACATTGAGCAAATACTGCCGCCCGTGACTATTACATTGTCAAAGAGCATCTCTCGAACTTCACGATCTTCGATTGATTGTATCCACTCATTTACCTTGTTACTGAGGTGTTCACGTATTGTCTTGGCTTTCCAACCAACTCTCGGGTATTGCTGATCCATTCGACGCTCCTATAATGCATGAATTGTTTCGAAATTGTCGGCCTCTGTCTTGTCGTGCCTGACTTCTACGTAACGCGGCAAGAACAAGGACCAGTTCTTTTGTTTATCAATAATGGTCTCATTGAATCTGACCGTTATTATCATGGGTTCTGACGACAGCTTGTTCTCCCAAAACGCATCTCTCTCTTCATCCGTGAAACCAGACACGGACACCTTCAAGATACCTTCGCTAGATTCACAAAGCATGGCTCCCAAAGTGCCCGCGTACTTACCTTGCCCTTCTTTCATGCCCACCACTAGCAATTCACAATCTCTTTCAGCTTTGAGTTTGACTTGCTCACGAGAAGTACCGTTCTTCCAGAAACCGTGCTTCATCTTCAAGACAGTGCCCTCTCCGCCGGCTTCTATAATATCGCGACAGTGTGATTCTGCATCGGTCTTGTTGAACACCTGGAAAGTAGATATAACGGAAATGTCAGCACATTGCTTAGTGGCGGTGACCAATTGATCATAGCGCACTATATAAGGCATGGCGGACAAAGGTGCGTTGAGTTGCACCATGTCCCAGACTTTGAAAGTGACGTACTCGCCCTCCGCAAGAGCTTCTTCATTGCCCTTCAAGAGTCGATTGAGAATACCGTTGCCGGTCTTCCTGTCGTGTACCAGTCCCATGGAATTCACAACCAATGCCTCACCGTGATATTGATAACCCACTGACAGTGGCTCGCGCACCACTATCGGCAACCGATGGCCCCTTCGCGTGGTGATCATCAATGGTGAGTCATCATCCACTTTGTCGATGTTCACGAACATGCCGTCGGCTTTCTCTTGACTGTAAAGACCGTCGGACCAATCTATCTTGTCCAGAGGGACCTCCACCATAGTACTGCATCGCATGTAAGGGAATTCTCTTATAAGACCCGGACATGCTTTATTCAAGGATTTGGCCGTGAAGCCACCCCTAAGATCTTTCTTCAGTATGCGAAGGAAAAGACTCTGAGAATCAGCAGAGAGCAACAGCATGTGAAGCTGTATCAGCTCCAAGGCCAAGCCTCCTGTGAGATCTCTGGCCGCCAGCTTGTCCAAAAGGTTCCAAGAGCCTCCTTCAAAAATGCCATCCTCAAGAACAACAGAAGGCATGTCGAATTTCAATACCCCATAGTTCTGATGGGGATTGTAGGCGTACTGACAGACTTTCTTGAAGGTCTCGTCCTCCAGGAACTCCTCCAAGAGTTCCACTTTCGCGTTCTTTGAAGGCTCTGAGGCCAACAATTCCAGGAATTGAAATACCTGATCTGTGTTCATTCTATTACTCCTATATCTTACAAATGATCGCCGAAGAACCTCTCGAGGTGTATCCTGGATTATAATGAATTTTACCCAACATCTGCAAAGTGGCATAATCTTCCTCGCTGGGCGGAAACGAGTAGGAAAACGCCGTGGTCAACTTGAAAGTGCCTATCTTTCTACTAAACGATTTAGTGTACACGAACTTGTCTCCCGAAACCAATGTGTTCGGGGACTCCATCATCTTATCGTAGAAATCTTTTTCCAATCGTATATGATACGGCATAGTGTAAAGCACCTCGGCAGTCTTGAGCGAAAAATACTCAGTCTCGCCCAATTCGAACGCGCCGAACATCTCCGTCACGTGCTCCTTCAGTTGTTTCCGCATCCCTCTTAATTCGAATGCCATGTTGAAACTGCCGATCTCTTTAATACATTTGTTAAAATCACGTACGTTCATATTACCCTCATCAGCGAACCGGACATACACCGCCTTCGCATTCGTCATCGCTCAAGCCCATTTCGCCGACTGAGCCTATTTCCGTTATCACTTCTGTCTTGTCACAGAGTTCCCTATACTGCGCCTCGGAAACTTCTTCCAAAGGTGCCTGTATGAAACCGTGTTCTTGATGTAACAAGAAGGAAAGCGTCTTGTGGGAGTACCTGTAATTGCGTCGCAGGTACTCTTTTATCGTCGGTATTTCTTCTTTCTTGTAATAAACAGTACAAGAAACACTGTTGTCAGACCAGATAGATTGCAACAGCTTGACCAAAGATAGCTGCGTCAGCGCCGTCATCTCACTCGCCAAAGGAGTTCCTTCGGGATGGCTGTACGGGAAAGTCACCAACGTTGTGCCGAAGTCATCCGTACCGTCCAGATTCTTTTTATACTCCAGAGGGTATCCGTGTTTTCTGCAAACCTCAACCAAGGGGTTATCCGTCGCTATGCTTATTCTGCGATACATGTATTGTGAGTACGCAGGAGGCGCCCCGGCGGTTACGCCGGCAACAAAGATAGAGTCCCACTCGGCTTAACCGTGGTCAACTTTATGGACTCAGGCAGGCCGTGTTCCAACGAGTACTCTTGATCGAACTCTCGAAGATGTAAATATACAGCGTCCAACCAACCAACCTGCGTCTCATCCGCCTGAAGTATGCCGGTCATACCTATACCCATGCGAAGATTCTTATGGACAATGTCCGAAGTTTCCGGGTGGTGCGAAGGAAGCATCAAGGAGTGCTTGTTCACGCGATATAGCAGCGTCACCAAATCTTTCAACTCCTCCTCGCTCTCTATGTTCGGCAAGAAGACTTCTGAAAGGCAACACGTCTCATAATCCGTTAAGGATTGTTCTGCGCAAGGGTTGTACCCATTGACGTCTGGATCACTGTACCAGGTCTCTCCCAACCGACCACATTCCCTGGAAAGCTCCAGATTGATGAGTCCGTACGGTTCACCTCTGCCGTCATAGCCGTCCCAGAAGTAAGGGTGAAGATCATCAATGTTTGAACAAGCTACGCTGTTATTGGACATGCTTCTCCATTTAGGAATTTGACCCATGTCCCACCGTTTTGCCAAAAGATACTCAACGTCGTCTGGGTCCCCTATTGCTATTTGTGCTGAACGCCGAACATTACCCGCTACTATCACATAACCGATGATGTTCATTATATCCAGAGCGTCGATGGGTTTGATCTTGCGACCTTTCCTATTAGCCAAAATACCACTAACTGCTTCTATACCCCAAACAAGATCTTCAGGACCGGAAGCTGTGCCGCCGAACCCTTTGATGGGTGCGCCTTTAGAACGAACCATCTGTGTAGAAAACGTAAAGGAGCCTTTGTCTTCAGAATGCGACAAGAAGGCAGCCTTCAACGTCTTTCCCAGAAGCCTTACCCAGCCCTCTCTTGAGTCAGGTACTATGAAATCCGCACCAGCATCATCCACTCTGGTGGGAGCCGTGAACCAGTCACGCACTTTAGGAAGCTTATCCACATTCTCTTTCTGTATATTGTAACCAACACCTGAACCCAACGCCAACATATCCATGGCCCACGTGAAAGGTCTTATAGGACTGTCCACAGTCACGAAAGCACAATTCTGCATGGAAGCCAAACCGAAACGATGTACCGTCTTCGTACCGGCTTGCCATAGATACCTACCGGCCACGGAGCCTTTCAAACTCAGCATGTAACCTGCGAGGCGTACTTGTTCTTCATAAGTGAAGCCACATCCGAATTGGTCTTGGCATGCGTTCACCACTCTGAGAACGGTGTCCTCAAACTCTTCAGTCGGAGCCTCCGCATCCAATAAAGACTCGTCGGATTCTTCTTCTGAGAGTTCTTCAAATTTTCTTGCATAGGTTCTCTTGTACGTCAGGTAACCAACCGTGCTCCACGGCGTTTCGATATCGGGTAGATCTTTATATTGTAACATTTAAGTTCCTTAAATTTTAGTAAATGTTTGTTGTTCATTTTTGAGAACCTTGAAGTCGGCGATTCCGGAAGCCTTCAGGCGACCAGTTTCGGAGAAATACCGTAAGCCTTCGACTTTACCGGTGAGTCCCGTGAACCTACTTTTGAGAGAGGTCATCAAGATTGTGTTCCTGATTTCTTCACTCTAGGCTCCCATATCCCTGGCAAAAGCTATGATATCGAACGAAATTTGCTTTATTGAGCCAGAACCTCTGATGTCATCCAAGGAGGGCAATTTACCTTCTTCAAATGACTTTGTACCACTTTGAACTTTTCTCAAGTGGCTCACCAAGCCTATCCAGACATCCGGATATCGCTTGACCAATCTAAGAAGGTCGTTCATGACCTTATCTTGCGCTTCCAAGCCGGTCAAATTGTCAACACCTTCAGAAACCAAAATCGTTATATGGTCTATGAATAAGAACTTACAACCTGAGAGAGCCATGTACTCCAGCTGATCCATTATTGAGCTATCAGTCACGGAGCCTTGGTGATCCAGAAGTACCACACGGCCATCATCGAACACCTGGTCAAAACCTTCTTTCAAGATATCCAACGGAATCTCTTCTTCCGCAGGGTTCTTCAAAAGCTTCATGCCGGCCAGTTTCCTGGCGGTCTCAGCGGGAGACTCTTCAAGAGATACTATACCTATTTTCTCCTCACTCGTCTCCAAGATGTGCAACATTATTTCTCTCAAGATGCTCGATTTACCTGAGCCGGTTCCGGATATGAACAACGCTATTTCACCGCCCCTCATACCTTTTAACTTGGTGTTGATACCTTGCAAGCAAGGCGGATACGGAAAGGACTCCTTACTGTTGTATTCAATTAAAGATTCCCAAAGAGCTTCCTTACCGATAATGCCGGAAGGTACGTAAGGCGCTGCATCGAAAATACATTGCAGTAACGCAGCTCCGCCCTTCTCCAAAAACACGTCACTTGCATCATTGAAAGGTAACTTGGTGGTCTTCACTTTGTCCACGCCGATTATCGTTATCGCCTCGGTTCTGGCCTTCTCACCCGCGTCGTCCTCATCGAAGCAAAGAACCACTTCTTTGAAAGATCTGATCCAGTCTCTATCTCTGAGCAATTGCTTGGCCATAACTGATGACGACAGAGCAACGACCGGATACATCTTTTTATACTTATTGTAGCTGGCCTGCGCTATCGTCAAAGCATCCATCTCACCCTCAGCTATGATCAGCCTGCGACCGGCACCGTTGAAAAGGTCTCTTCCGAATAAGCTCTTTGAAGTACCTATCCATCTGAAGTCTTTCTCAGCCAGCAGCCTCTTTTTGTAAGCCTTGCCGCCGTCGTAAGGATAATAGTGTGCGTCGATCTCTCCGTTTGTTCCATAAGAGACCTTCACGTCATAAAAAGCCGTCACCGGTTTTGTTATCTTACGCTCTCTGAAACCTCTTATGGTGTATGTGGCGATCTCAGCCAGTTGTGAGGAGGGATCCAATTTTATCGCGGCCGGTGACGTTGCGCCGGATATTGCTTTGAAAGTTTCATCTTTCTTGAATGGTGTCTGGCAGGAAAAACAAAAAGAGCTACCATCTTCATATATCTGTTTTGCGTCACTTGAGCCGCACATACAAGGTTGATCTTTTTTAACTATCGTCCCCATCTTCTGTATCCTCTTTCGACTTTATTAGCTGATGGCACGTCATTCCGAAAAACAAAGAATTGATTGCCAAGAAAACCCACTCACCCATATCCAGCGAGACGAATCCTGTGGCCAGTGCTTTGGATAACACCACGTACAATAAATTGAGACAGATACCTAAAAAAGTGAACAGTCCCAAGAAACGAAAAAACCCTAACATAAAACCTCCGTCAAATTTCAAAATTCATTATTTGATCAAGTCGCTGTTTGTGAAAATCGGAAACCGGTTCTTTCACGTTCCAGGAGACTTTCTCAATTCTAGTATTATACCAATCTAAAGTGGTCGGCGCTTCCACGTGACAAAGTGTCCACGTCTCCGCATAGGAAAGACCTCCTTTAGTACTGTACTCTTCCAAGCAAAAGAAATCAAATTCAGCCATGCCCCTGTGCTCCCAGATTTCTTTCAAAAGCTTGGAACTGGAAACATACATCTTCCAATTTGATATTCTCCCTTTGTTCACGCCTCGCATCACCCTGTAATGTTTCTTTCCAAGGTAAAAACGCTTGAGAATGTTGTCACGTATAATGTAAATGAAACCCACATTCTTACCTGAGACATCCATCTGTTCCGGAAATATCCATCGACCGTTTGTGTATGAAGGTGTGACGCTCTTGGTCTTGGGCACTTTCATCCTCGAAACTCCTTAACTATTTCCCAATCATCGCAATCGAACTTGTCATCCAGAGTTTTCAAAATATAAATCAAACTACCGTTGAACTTCAGCAACTCATACCACTCATCTTCGTATGCGGCAATGTAGTGGCTGACCACGCATTCCTGAAATTCAGATTCGGTCTTCAGAGCGGCTATTTCACGTTCAGCCGTTATCGGACCAACTCCTGGAATTCCGGGGATGTTATCCGTTGGATCTCCTTGTAGTAGCTGCTGATAGTAAAACCTCGTGGCGTAATCCTCAGTAACGGTCCAAAGTTCCTTCTTTTGAGGGTTGTAATGCTTACCAGGAATACAATTCAAATCTTTGTCTATGGAGACCACCACGAACTCTTTACCGGCAGCTCGATATTCTTCAGCCCAGATTCTTACGTAATCATCGGCCTCCATCCCGACTGCCTCAACTGCGTACCCGTTGGACACAGCCAGATGCCGTATCCCGCTGATGAAACGACCTCTTGTCTCACCTTTGGCTTCCAGCACCGCATTCTGTTTCCGACGATTATCTTTGTAGTCTTCATACATGTCATCTCTGAAGTTGGTGGATGACTTAACCGCCATGATCATCT